AGCCAACCGAGCCTGTGCCGGCGTTGCCAGTGATCGCCTTCGAGGTGCTCGGCGAGACAGTCCCGACCGACCCCGTACCTGAATTCCCCGTCAGACCAGCGCTGACAGCAGGCGAGACGCTCCCGACTGATCCAGTACCAGCAACACCCGTCAGGGCAGCCGTCGCATCAGACCCCGCCGAGACCGTCCCAACCGCGCCAGTCGCCTGATTGCCGGTCAGAGCGACCGTTACGCTACGCCCGACCGTTCCCGCAGACCCCGTACCAGCGTTCCCAGTGAGCGCCTTGCTCGCAGAGACCGCAACAGTACCTACGCCACCTGTACCAGCATTGCCGGTCAGAGCTTTTGAGGTGGACGGAGCAACCGTGCCAATCCCGCCAGTTCCTGCAACCCCTGTCAGAGCCGCACTGACCGGACCTCCACCACCAGAGGCCTCCTTGATGGCAAACGTGATCGTTCCACCATTCGAGGCAGCCACCGTCCAGCTCGACGTGACCGCAGTGGTCTGGCTGACGATCTGCCGGCCAATCGCACCGGTCCAGTAGTTATTACCGTCCGACTCCTGCGAGACCGTGTATCCGCTGTTCGCGTAGGTGAGCGTTCCACCCGCATCCGTCGCAATGAAGGTCAGGATGGCGTTTGCCGCCTGCGCCTGGCCTCCAGAGTTCCGATTGAACGGTGAACCCGCCCCACTCGCCCCACTGGTCAGCGAGCCACTGTCATAGCTGGCAGTCGCCGCCCCTGCACACTCGATGAAGAAGACCGTTGGATAGGTCGCCGAGCCATACGTGAACGTCAGCGTATGACTTGCACCCCCTGCCCCGTTCTCCTTGACGTAGACCGTCTGCTTGGAAGTACCGCCCCCAGTCGAAACCGTGACCTTCGCCGTTCCGTAGTCGTTGGACTTCGAGTCGGTCGGCTTGTTGATCGTTACGCCGTCATCAGCGGTTGACCAGGCTACGAACGTTCCACCGGTCGTCGTCGTGACGCCCGAGGTCGTGACAGTCGTGACGCCCGAACCGGTGACCTTTACAACGTTCGGGACGGTGATTGCCACTTAAGACCCCTCGGGAGTGATCTGCGACCCCTGCGCGATGTACCAGATAGCCGCTTGCAGCCTGGATGCCACGTCGATTCGGTCAAATAGCCTGCTAACGTGATGCTTCGTCGTGTGGACGCTCAAACCCAACTCACGAGCAATCTGCTTGTTATTGAGTCCTCGGACGATCAAGCGCAACACGTCATGTTCCCTACGGGTGAGCGCTGGCTTGAACACTTAGAACCTCTCTACTGTTACCGCTGTCCTCACTGTCTGGAGAGCCCTGAACTGCAATGAATACTGGCCTGTCGGAAAAGGATCGCCATCGCGCGAGAACTCGCACGTAGTAGCCGCCAAGATCCCACCACCGCCCTTTACAGGGATGTCGCCACCATCGAACCCGAACCCAGACGTAGACCCGTCAGGGAAGACCAGCACGACAGTTCCAACCGGCCCGACAGGCCAACTCTCGCGGGTCAGCGTGACCTTCACACTGCGGACAGTGACCCCAGCCGGGATCGTGGCGCTAACCGTGTACGGATTGACCCGAGCTGCGTACTGTTGAGACGCGCGGCTCAGGAAGACAGTCATTACGCAATCCGCACAAGCGCGTTAGACGCATCGTTCGTCGGCATGGTCAAGGTGAAGTTCGCCGCCGTCACAGTCTGCGAGCCGAACGTATGGACGCTGATCGCACGGTTGCTCTGCGTGGAGTTGTAGACCAGCACAGCATCGAAGGCGGTGCTCAGGGTTACGGTAGTCCAGGCAAACGAGGCGCTAGGCGTCCAGATTGCAGTCGTTCCCGAGGTGCTCGGAGCGTTGGCGTTCGTCACCGTGATCCCGCCTGCCGTGTAGTTCGTGCCAGTGACCTCGCCCGTGGTGCTGTAGGCAGTCGTTGCGGCGTTGTACGTGGCCGAAGCTAGGTAGAGCGCTGCCTTGATCGTGTCCGTGGTCGGGGCAGTCAGGCTGGTTCGAGAGACCAGCGTGACGCTACCGAGTTGATGCGCACCGACGAGGATTTCACCCTTGAACGAGGTGCAGAGTGCTTGTGTGTTTGCCATGATGTTCCTTAAGCGAGGCTGCTGGCAGTGGCTTCAGCGGCCACGCCGACTTTGGACAGGACGTGAACGGCGTGTTTCACCACCTCGCCACCCAACTTGTATGTTTCCGAGAACACGATGGCATCAGGCCGGTTGTCCCATGCATGGGAGTACTCCAGCGAGGAAATGGGCAGATTGCCCTTCGTCGTGTAGATCAGCGGTTCGTCAGTCATGCATCTTCCTCAATAGAGCCCGTCGCCCTGCCATCCTCACCACGGATCAGGGTGCGTTTGCGGGGTTTGCGTAGTTCAGCCGCTGCATCCAACATCTGTTGGGCAGCACTGGTAATCGGTGTGAGATCCAGGGCGGGCTGCGTCACAGACGATGCAACTTCACGAGTCGATGCCTGCGTCGCTGCGTCGTTGGTCTTCGTGGCAGCAGACATGTTCGCGGTCTGGATCTTGGTCGCTGAATCAAGTTCAGCCTTCCAGCGCTCCTGCTCCTGCTGCTTCTCGAATTTCCACTGCTCGAAGGCCATCTCACGCTGATGTCGCTGCTCGTCGTACTGCGACTGCAACTGCGCCAGTTGGGCCTCTTGCTGGATCTTCAACGACTGCTGTTCAGCCTCAGACCTCTGGCGATTCACATCGACCTCAGCCTGCATCTGCATGCGCATCTGCTCAAGCTGGGCTTCGTGATTCCGCTGCGCCTGGTCGCATTGGTCCTTGTACTGGGCCTTCATCTGCTCGATCTGGGCTTGAGCCTGCAGATCAGCCTGTTTGCCCTGCATCTGAGCCTGGAGCTTGGCCTGCTCGATCTGCATCTGGCCTTGCATCTTGGCTTGCTCAGGGTCAGGACGAGGCGGAGGCGGGTTCTTCGTGGGGTCGTTCCAGTACCGATCAGGACTCTTGTTGCCCATCATCTTGGAGATGTCGGACCACAGGTTGTAGACGTTCTGCGGGTTGGCAACACCGATCGCCAGCGCCTGGGCTTGTTTGTCACCCAGGGCGAACATCTTCTGGATCTGGGAGTCCTTCGAGCCAATCCCGAGACCCACATTGACGTTCAGATCAAACTGATTGCGCCACTCGCGGGGATCGACATCGACCCATTCCCCATTGACGTTGATGACCGTCTTCTTGTTCTGGTGCTGGCTTGCCAGCTTCTGGATCATCAGGAACAGCTCGCGGAACCCAGAGGCGATGTTGCGCGCGATCAGGTCTACGCGCATGTCACCCTTGTCCGTGATGATCTGCACACCAGTAGCGGTCTGGTTCAGCGCCTTGGAGTCATTCCCCTGTGAGTACCGAGTCCAGCCGGTGGACTGCTCAAGGTTCTGCTCCTGCCATTCCATCATCGCGGCGGACTCTTGTAGGTTGGCCTTACCCTGGTCCAGCCGACCCACAGCACCCGGGTTCTTGATCCGCACCACCCCACCGGGGCGAGAGGTCAGCAGATCATCCAAGTTGACCTGACCGTCAACGGCGAAGTAGCGCCCGTTGACCTCAAGATAGATGTTGTCCAGTTGAGCACGAAGAATCTCCGTCTTCGTCTTCTGGCTCTGCATCCCGAGGTCTGCAATGGACAGACCGTAGAACTTGTGCGGCATCGGCACTGCACAAACCGAGATGAACGGGGCGCAATCGACCTCTTCATCGTCCAAAAGCTGATTGCCAGCCATGACGACCTTACGAAGCTCGGCGATACCATCACCGTCCCGATCACACCTGATATAGCACTCGCTCACCCAGACAACACGCTGCGACTCATCACCGGATGCGTTGTCCGTGATGTACGCCATCTCGTCGTCGTAGCTGTACCGCTCGATGCGCTCCATGTTCATGGTCGCGTTTGCATCGTCAGTCGTGCCGATCTGGTCGATCTTCGAGGCTGGATAGCCCATCGACCGCAGTTCAGACATCGTGCGCGGAACCTGATGAGCGCAGAAAGAAGCCGTCTTGATGGACTTCCCCTTGCGGCTGATCTTGAACTCCTCCGGGGGAACGTTCTCGACCATCAACCGCCCGCCCTTCATGGAGCGCTTGAATGCCACGTCATACAGCATGGCAGGAGGTTGCGCCTCGATCTGGGCCAATTGCTGCTGCATCTGGAGCACAGCCTGTGCTGCCTGCTTGTTGCCCTGCTGAGCCGCTTGCTGAGCCTGGGCGAGTTGCTGCGTCATCTGCTCGACAGCCTGAGCGCGAGCCTTCGCGTCTTCCTCGTCGGGATAGGTCAGTTGCTCGATCGGCTCGACCTCTTCATCATCGAGGATCTGAGCCAGTTCAACCTCGGTCAGGCCGCGATACTCTTCCCGCTTCTCCTCGGCCCGAGTGTCCCACCACACCTTAACGATGCCGTTCTTCTGCAGCAAGGCGTCAAAGATCCAGTTGGAAGCGATCTCGTACCCGTCGTTCTGCTTCATGAACAGGTAATTGACGTAGTTGGTCGCGTCCTGCGCCTTCTTCTCGTCACCCTGCTTGGCAGCCTCGAACTCGACCGCAACATCCCCGCCTACGAACTTCGCCACCAGTTGGGGCAGCATTGACAGGATCGTGTTGCGAACGTCCGTGGAAACAGCCTTGGACCGGCCATCCACCTCGGGAGGGGCAAGGTCGCCAGTAGCTTCACCGAGGAAGTAC